CGTACCCCTCACGGGCTTGACCGCTGCTGGCGTATCCAGCCAGGCAAATGCAACGCTCATCACAAGCGACTTCTCCGTTTTCGGGACTGTTCCGGCCTCAACGGCTGGCGCGCGTCTCCCGGCTCAAAACGCCGCTTCCATGTCCGCGCTGGCTGGCGACATCTACGTCGTGGTGAACTCCACCGCAACGGCGATGAACGTCTATCCGCCCGTTGGTGGCAACTTCTCTGGCGTCGCAGCCAATACGGCAGTCGTCCTCCCCGCAGCAAAGGTAGGCGACTTCTACTGCATCGGCAACAACGTGTGGGCTGCGAGCATCGGTGGCTAACGTGAAAGTCTCAGCAGAAGCCCGAGACTGGGCAATCGAGCAGATCAAAGCGCACGGGGAATACACGTCGCTAGACGATCTGCTCCAACAGGCTGAGAAGCTGGCGCAGAAGTACGTGAAAGACGATGGCCGACAGTAAAGAAGGAAAAGTTACTGGCCGGAAGCCCCCTCCGAACGCCGGTAAGGGGCGCCCCAAAGGCTCGCTGAACAAGTCGACCGTGGCAGTAAAGGAAGCGCTGTCAGAGGCATTCGAGGGCATTGGCGGCGTTGAAAGCCTGAAGGTGTGGGCCGGGGAGAATCCCACCGCGTTCTATCAGCTTTGGGGGAAGATGCTTCCTCTCCAGGTCGCGGGCGATGAGCAAAATCCGCTCACAGTGGTTCAGAAGGTCATATTGGAGCCGCTAAGTGACGACCGTCAGGATAGCGCTTCCTCCTAAGCTAATACCCGTCTTCAGCGGCAAGGCGGACATACGAGGGGCATACGGCGGGCGGGGATCAGGTAAGACGCGATCCTTCGCCAAGATGGCGGCGGTCCGTGCGTATATGTGGGCGATGGAAGGGCGGGAGGGAATCGTCCTCTGCGCTCGTCAGTTCATGAACTCGCTGGATGACTCGTCGCTAGAGGAAGTGAAGGCGGCGATTCGGTCTGAGGCATGGCTGGAAGCGTTCTTCGAGATAGGCGAGAAGTACATCAGGACGCGTAATGGCCGTGTGACGTTCAAGTTCGCCGGTCTGGATCGCAGCATCGATAGCGTGAAGTCGAAGGCGCGCATTCTTCTGTGCTGGGTGGATGAAGCTGAGCCTGTTACCAACCTGGCATGGTCGACGCTCATTCCTACGCTGCGGGAAGAGGATAGCGAGCTCTGGGTGACGTGGAACCCGAAGCGCAAGGGCAGCCCGACAGACGCACGCTTCCGGCGCAATCCAGATCCGCTGTTCAAGATCATCGAGCTTAACTGGCGGGACAACCCGAAGTTTCCCTCTGTGCTAGAGCGCGCCAGGCAACGTGACCTGCGCGACCGGCCGGAAGAGTACGACCATGTATGGGAAGGCGCATACGGCAATATCACCGGCTCGATTCTAGGCAAATGGGTGAGCGCTGCGGAGCGCGAAGGCCGCATCAATGACGATGTGGAATACGACCCGAACGGCGCCGCAATCGAGATCACGAGCGATTTGGGCTTTCGAGACACGGCCTCGTGGTGGTACTGGCAGCGCCTGCCGGGTGGATTCAACCTGCTCAAGTACGAAGGCGATTCCGGTCTGGATGCTGAGGACTGGATTCCACGCATTCAACAGAGCATCACGGATATGGGCGCCCGGCTCGGGAAGATCTGGCTGCCGCATGATGCGCGCGCCAAGACATTCCAGAGCAAGCACACCAGCATGGAGCGGTTTCTGGAGGCATTCGGCGGCGGGAAAGTCGATGTCGTGCCACAGACCAAGAAGCTAGACCAGATCAGCGCAGCTCGCGCGGTCATCACACGTTGCGCATTCAACCGTACTCACTGCGAAGCCGGCCTAGACGGGCTCGGCGCGTGGGAATACGAATGGAATGACGACACAGGCGTTTTCTCTAAGGAACCGCTGCACAACTGGGCCTCGCACCCGTCCGACGCGTTTGCATATGGCGCGCAAGTGATGAGCGAAGCCGAATACGTCGCTCCGATGCAAGAGCCGGACTGGGCGAACCTGCAAGCGCAGGAGACGCTAAACGACGTTTGGGAAGATCACATGCGGCACGTATCCAATCATCGGAGGCTGTAATGTACCAAGGCTCATTCACCGCGCAGGCTGCGTGCCGAAATCTGGCGGTCACGACGACTGCTAGCGCGTCTATCACGTTGCCTGGGACGGGCAGTGTCGTTCGCATTGTCAATGAAGGCCCGAACCACGCGTATGTTGCGATTGGTATCAACACGCAGACGGCAACGGTTCCTACGACCACGCCCACGTTCACATCGACGCCTATTCTGGCCGGTACAGATTCGACCTTCACCATCCCTGACGGCAACGGCGTGAAGATGCAGCTCAGCGCGATTTGCGGGACTGGCACGGCAACCCTGGATATTCAGGTGGGCGAGGGCCAATGACATGTTACGCGGCGCGACTGGCGGAGGTTCTAGCACTCCGGGTGTAGGTTGGACGACGAGTAATGGCCTTCCGTCAGACGCTGACGGCCTTCCAGATAACACGCTGTGTATCGATCTAACGAGCACGACCGGCGCTTATTACAAGAAGGTTGGCGGAACGTATGGTGCAACGACAGTCGGTCCAATCGGCGTGCTGAACGGCGCTGGCGGTGGCTCTGGAAGCAGCGCATCGAACGTCATCATCGGCTCGGGTACGCCTGATCCGTCCGTTGGCGCCGCAGGTAACGCATTCATCGACGGTCCGAATAAGCTTGTCTACCTGCCGAAGGGCGTAGCCAGCATCACGCCGCAGGGCTTCTTTGGCGTCAATATCCACATCGGATACACGTCGAGTTATTGGCCGAACATGACGGCCGCAGCCTATCTGACGCTATTCGCGCAGATGGGTATCCAGACGGTGCGGACGAATATCGCATCGGTAGCAAAGGCAAATGCAGTGCTGCCCACGATCAAGGGGCTCATTGCAGGCGGTATCGACGTTCTGGTGGTGATCGATGCATCGCCTAACCTCGGAAGCACGTTCGCAGCACAGCAGAGCGCAGCCAACACGCTTGGCGCCTCGCTCGCGAATGCACTGAAGGGCTCAGGCGTTGTCTACATCGAGACGAGCAACGAATTCGACTTCAATTGCAAGATAAATGGGCCGAACCCGCGCACGTTCGTCGCGGACGGCGGCTCATATGACGACTTCACGAGCAGCAAGTTCGAATGCTGGCGCGGCTGGACAGACGGCATGCTCTCAGGTATCCGCGGCGTTACGTCGGAATTCAAGCTGGGTTATGCGTCCGGCGTGGCCTTCCCGCAGACCGCTTTCCGCATGCTTCGTGAGGGGCGCGATACGACTGGCGCGGTAACGAAGACCCCGCTCGCGTTCGACTTCCTCGGCGCGCACTTCTACGATACGCAGGGTAATCCGACCAGCTTTACGTGCAAGTCGCGCACTGGTGGGAGCGTATCGACTAACTCACTGGCCGAGCTGCGCGGGTTGACGGGCAACGCCACATACGACGTTCCGCAGACGCCAGCATTCGAATTGATGGTAACGGAGTGGGGCTCGCGCGCTGCTGATACGAACCAAGGCTCGTTTTACGCAACCCGGACACAGGATTTCTTCACCTGGAAGTCGACGTACAACATCAAGGCGATTTACGCGTACGTCTTGTTCGCTGATACGACGGACTCGGGCACAGGCCCGGTGTTCGGTGTCAACGCGCTTAACTTCGGGTTGATTCAGGCCGATGGGTCGACGAAGAAGCCGGCATACAACAGTTTCTGCAATGTCATTCAGTCGAATACGGTAACGACGCCTGGCGGCTGGCCGGCATTGCCTCGCTGCTTGCCGCAGCCGCCGATCGCGTACAGCACGCCGGTAGCCAACACAGGCAACCTGACGAACAACACGCTGCGCACGGAAACCATCAAGGGCGGCCAGATGGGGCCGAACAGCGCGCTTCGCATCACGTCGATGTGGAGCTTCACGGCCAACACGAATACCAAGACGATCCGGATCAACTTCGGCGGAACGCTGATTATCCAGTCGTCGTATCCCACTGCTGGCGTGGGCGTTGTCCAGCTTGAAACGATCATCCGCAACAGAGGCGCGACGAACGCGCAATCGTGGGTGGGCGGCGGATATTTCGGGTTCAGCACGGCGACAGCGGTTGCGACAGCGGCGATCGACACGACTGCAGATCAATCGCTGACGTTTAGTGCTCAGTGCGGTGTCATCACAGACACGATCACGCTGGAAGGCTACATCGTCGAGATCATAGGCTAAGGGGTGAACATGTTTCGTGGAAATACGCTTGTTCTCCCCCCGGTCTATTCGAGCGGAGTGCAGGTTCTTAACCCGCTGAATACGGCCGATAACACGTTTCTGTCGTTCACCATCCCCGGCAAGACGATGGGGGCGAACACAACGCTGCGGGCTACGGCGCTGTTCACCTGCCCCACGAACGCCAATACGAAGACGTTCCGCGTTAGATGGGGCGGCAACGTCATTTACCAGGCCAGTTTTACGACAACCACCATCACGGTATTTATAGAAGTCCTTCTTCAGAATCGTGGCGTCTTGAATGCTCAGGTGGGGCAGCCGGTCGCGATCCTTGGTCCGGCTTTCACGGCTGGTCCGATCCAAACATGGGCGATCGACACGACCGTAGATCAAGTCGTTTCCTTCTCGGGACAGGCGGGAGTTGGCACAGACCAACTGACGCTGGAGCGTTGCTCCGTCGAACTCTTCGGCTAATCAAAATTAGGCAGATATGGCACAAATGACCCGGTCGCCCGAGGTAGAGCGTTACCTGGGCTATATCACGGCCTATGACAAGGCGTTCAACAAGTGGACGGACCGCACGACCAAGATTGTCAAGCGCTACCGTGACGACGCGAAGGAATATACGTATGGCAACGAGTCCGCTCGCTTCAACATCCTATGGGCCAATGTGCAAACACTGGTTCCAGCCACCTTCAGTCGTCTACCGCAGCCCGACGTATCGCGACGCTTCCGGGACAGCGATCCTGTCGGCCGTGTGGCAAGTCTGCTTCTTGAGCGCGCGCTAGAGTTCGAAGTCCGCCATTACCCGGATTACCGGGAGGCGATGAAAAACAGCGTCATGGACCGATTTCTTGGCGGCCGTGGCGTGGCATGGGTGCGCTATGCGCCGGTGACGAGCGTACAAGAGCCGATGTCGGATGACAGCGATGACATGGCAGTCGTCGAAGGCGCCGGCGCGGACCAGATCACCGACGATCAGCCGCTTGAGCAGATCGACGACGAGACATCGCCGGTTGATTACGTGCATTGGGGCGATTTCGGGCATTCGGTAGCGCGGACGTGGGAAGAGGTGACGTGCGTCTGGCGCAAGGTGTATTTGCCCTACGCCACGCTGTGCGAGCGCTTTGGCGAAGAAACGGCCATGCGCATTCCTCTGGACGCCACGAACCCGGCTGAAGGGTATGGCGAGTCCAAGATTCCGTCCAACGATGTCGGCCGCGGTAAGCAGGCATGCATCTATGAAATTTGGGACAAGACCACGCAAAAGGCTGTGTGGCTGTCGAAGTCGGTAGGCGAACTGCTGGACGAAAAGGCCGATCCGCTCGGACTCGAAGGCTTCTGGCCGTGCGCCAAGCCCCTGTTCGGCACGACCACGAGCGATACGCTGGTTCCGGTTCCCGATTTCATCCAGTATCAGGACCAGGCGAACGAGCTCGACACGATCAGCGATCGCATCGACGGGCTGATTAAGGCGCTGAAGTTGCGCGGCGTCTATAACGCAGAGTTCAAGGAATTGCAGCGGCTGTTCACGGAGACGGGGAATAACGACCTCGTACCGGTGAAGAGTTTCGCGGCGTTCGCGGAGAAAGGCGGCCTGAAGGGCGCGATGGATCTGGTCGACCTGGCCCCGATCGCTCAAGCGCTGCAGATCGCATTCGAAGCACGCTCGAACGTTGTAGATCAGATTTACGCCATCACTGGCATTAGCGACATCATGCGCGGTGAGACGGACGCCGCCGAAACTGCAAAGGCGCAAGGTATCAAGGCGCGGTTCGGGGCTGTTCGACTTCGTGATACCCAAGATGCTGTCGCGATATATGCAACCGAATTACTGCGGCTCAAGTCACAGATCATCTGTAACAAGTTTCGGTTCTCGACGATTCTTGATATGTCGTCAGCACTGCAACTGCTGCCGTCCGATCAAGAGTTGCTGCGTCCTGCTTTGGAATTGCTTACTGGGCGCTCGATCAGCGATGAAGAATGGGCGATAACCGTCCAAGAGCTTCAAAGCAAGAAGAACAAGGTATCGCGCAACTTTCGTATTGAAGTGGATGCCGATTCGCTGGTGCAAATCGACGAAGATGCACAGAAGGCAGATCGCCTTGAATTTATCGAAATGGTCAGCAAGTTCTTGCAACAGGCCGTGCCGGCCGCTCAGTCTCAGCCCGAGCTCGCCCCGGTGCTGGTCGAGATCCTGAAGTTCGGAGTTTCGGCGTTCAAGGCCGGGAAGACGCTGGAAGGGATGATCGACAACGCCGCGGAGACGCTTACGAAGCAGGTTCAGCAGCAAGCGAACCAGCCGAAGCAGCCGCCGATCGAAATCCAGAAGGTTCAGGCCGAGTCGCAAGCGCGCATCCAAGAGAAGCAGGCCGGCGCTCAGATCGATATGCAGATGGAGCAGCAGCGCAACCAGATGGAAGCGGCCAAGCTTCAGCAGCAGGGGCAACTCGAAGAACTGAAGGCGCATCTTGCACAGCAGACGGCCGAATTCGAGCAGCGCGCACAGGCTCAGCAGGCCGCGCAAGAGACGGCGATGGAAATGCACCGCGACGAAATGGACCGCCAGGCAGCCGAGCGCACCGAGCAGATGAAGGCCATGCTCGAAGCCGACAAAGCCGAACGCGATCGTCAATTCCAGATGCTGATTGCTGCAATGAACAATCAGGTCAAGCTCGAAGTAGCCGAAATCGGCGCACAAACCACCCTCGAAGCGTCGCAGATCAGCGCGGCCAAGTCTGCCTCCAGCGAATAACCAATGCCAATTTACGCATGCGCCTGTGCTCAGTGTGGCAACGAGCAGGACGTTTATCGCACTGTCGCCCAGTACAAAGACCTTCCCGAGTGCTGCGGCGAAATGATGCAACGCCGGGTGACGGCTCCATATGTCATGACCGACATGCAGCCTTACAAGTCGATGATTACCGGCGAAATGATTACCTCGCGATCGCAGCACCGCGCACACCTGAAGGCGCACAACTGCATCGAGATCGGCAATGAAACGAAGTACTTGAAGCCAAAAGAAAAGATCGACCTTGCGCCTGAGTCGAAGAAGGCGCGCAAGCAAAAGATTATCGACCAAGTCAACGCGCTTAAATAAGCCACGGAGAAACGCATGGGAACCCGCAGAGAAGATTTAGCTGAAGCGCTGGAAGCGATCGACGATCAAGTCAGCGATGCGCCGGAAGCGGTGCATGAGGTTGTCGTAGACGCGCCGAGCGCCGAGAACATCAGCGCCGAGCCGGTAGAGAACGACGGCCGCGCGCGTGACGAGTCAGGACGCTTCGCACCGAAAGCACCGGCCGCGCCGTCTGCTGAGGCTGTGGCGGGCGTCGAGGCGCAACCGGTAGCGTTGGAGCGCCCCGAGCCGCCGAAGTCGTGGAAGGCCGATCAGCGCGCCCATTGGGACAAGCTAGATCCGGAAGTCGCGAAGTACATCCACCAGCGCGAGCAGGAAAGCCAGCGCGGGTTCGATGAATACCGCTCGAAGGTAGAGCCGATCGTTCAGCAGATCCAGCCGCATCTCGACGAGCTACGCCAACAGGGCGTGCAGCCGGAAATGGTCGTTCGTGACCTTCTGCATACGCGTCGGCTGCTTGCGACTGGCGATGAGGCGACGAAGATTCAGACGCTGGTGAACGTGGCGCATGCAGTCGGGATTCCGCTTCAGCAGATGTTGCAGCAGAGCGCGGCATTGCCGCAGCACATGCAGCATCACATCGATCCGAACGTAATGGCAGCGCAGCAGCGAGCTCGCGATCTGGAATTCCAGATGGCGCAGCACCAGCAGAGCCAGCACGCACAGATGCAAGCGGCTGCGGTGGCTGAAGTCGAAAACTTCAAGTCATCGCATCCGTATGTAGACCAATTGGGACCGCAGATGCAGCAACTGCTACAAGCAGGCCTGGCTACGGATCTCGATAGCGCCTATTCGAAGGCGCTCCGCCTGAACGACGAGCTATTCACGAAGAGCCAAGCGA